TAAAGACTAACCCTACGCCCCCAAAAATCAACCCGTAACTCAGCAATGTTTGCAGTTGCATTAAGCGGCCTTGTGTACTCTAGTAGGTAATCCCAAGCGACTCGTTTTGCTTGGCTGTAGGTAGGTGCTATGTAGGCAAACCGTGGGTTAGGCTTGTCGCACTCTATCGCGGCTTTGATAAGGTGATTGATTGCGCTAACAGTCTTTCCCATACGACGATGGGCAACCACCACAGTAAAACGATGCTGCTCAATGGCATGGTGGATTTCCTCCTGCTGTAACCTTGGCTCGTAAGGAATTACGATTTCCACTTAACGTATCCGCAGTTCAGGCACTTGTTGTTCACTAGGAACGCGCTGCACATCGGGCAATTTACTGGCTTGTAGCTCATTTCCGTCCTCCCCATCTCACTATGTGTTCTTGGGCTTCCCCATCCTTACCAGTTACCTCTGTCCTAGCCAACTTGGGTATATGGTACTCAGATAGCTTCTGCATTAGGTCTAGTGCCTTGGCTGGATCAGGCTTTAAGCCTAGCACCTCATCGCCCTCAGCTACCCTCTGGAGCCATCTGTCCATGTAAGGCACGTTCTTCTCTAGCAGAGTAGCGATAGCATTACGCACTACCGTAGTACTCTTGTTAGGCACTCCTGCTGGCCTACCCTTACCTGCGTTAGTTAGCCCCGGATACGCTGTAACTTCTTCCTCTTTACTGTGTTCTGTTTCCATTTTTGCATTATCCTCTGGATGTCATGCGTATATCGCTTCGTACATATCTGGGCGGTTCTCTAATATCCACGCCCTCGGTTCCTCATGGCATTTCTTGAAATCAACACCTACCGTCTGGCTTCCTGCATGATGCACATAAGCCCTGCTGACGAAATGCTGATAACCCGCCACGTTCAAGTCATGGCATATTATATTATCTGAATACCAATTAGTACTCGGAAACTTAGCGACCTCCCATGCTTCCCGGCTTATCGACGCGAAAATAGGTGCAATTACCGGAGTCAGCTTGATCTGATGCTCACTTTCCCACCTCAACCCCAACCTTCTATCCCCATCCACCGGAAACCTGATGTTCTGATCCGGCAATACATAGTCACTTCTTGCACCTAAGAATCCGTATTTCACGCCACGAGATTCCAGAATTCCCGCATCTGCCCTCATTAACGATAGCGTATCTGGATTAAGAACCACATCGTCGTTAGCTAAAATCAATGAGTCGTAGTTTCCATCTTTGAAAGCATAGTCTACCGCTGCGTTATAAGCATCCCCAAAAGTGGAACCATTATTCGGTATCACCTTATGTGTCGTATTTATGGGGTTTTTCGAACTTATGTAGACCGGTATGTCGTTAGCGTAAACATTGATCGATTCCAGCAATACCGAAATACCGGGGTTTCCTACCGTGCAAATGACTATGGCTTGCATTAAATGTCCAAGACTCCGGGTATATGCATGACCCTATAGTTCGTTTCGATCTTTTTTCCGGCAGACCTCATTAACTGCTCAACAACACCCCAATCATGGGCATAACCATCACCCCAAACGATACCTAGTGATTTCTTGTGAGCAATGCAGGACGTGCCAATAAAACCCTTACCTAATGTTACTGACCGACGATCCAGATTAACGTAATCATCCCACCACAGCCAATCAGCATCTAAATGCTCAACAATCTTCGTTAGATGATTCTCTCCGAAAACATCGTCCGAGTCTAAGTATGCAATATAGTCGTTAGTCGCAGCTTCAATCCCCCTGTTTCTCGGCAACCCACTAAAAGCAGCAGACTTAGGCAAAGGCTCTAAACACGTTACCGGATACTCTGAGGCTATTTTGACCGTTTCCTCGCAGCCATCGGGGACAATGATTAACTCACCAATCCCCTGCGCTACAAAACTCTCTATAGCCCTTCTTAACTTAGCTGGTCTATCTGCCGCGCAACCTGAATACTCTCCTAAGAAACTTGGCAGAACGACACTTATCATTTCTTCTTGTTTCTTGCGGATATTGCGGCTGCTTTAGCTTTGGCATCGGCTTTTGAACTAGCTCCCCATGCCCGTAAAGATAGTAGCAAACGAGTAGGCTCACCATTTTTATACTCCGCTCCGGGCATATTCCCCATCCTTGCTAGGAACGATGCCCTTCTTGGGTTGTCCCCTGACTTGACCGGAGCCTTTAGGTTAGAACCGGGATTCTCAGCCTCGTAGGACTTACGGCCTTTCTCGTTCAAGCCGCCTTTAGGGTTCTTCCCGGCTTTCTTAGTCCATGCTGCCGTCACTTTTTCCTCGGCTTGGCTGTCTTAGCTGATTCCTTAAACGCCGCAGCAGTTGGCGCACCTTTTGAACCAACCTTACGCATCTTCTCGCCCGAACCTTCAGCGATACGTTTACGCTTGGCATTGATCGCATCGTACAAACCCGGATCACCTTTCTTTTTCATTTCTTGCCTTTCGCAGCTTTACGGCCTTCCGATAACATGATTGCGACGGCTTGTTTCTTCTTGGTAACAACTTTGCCGTTTTTACCGCTGTGCAAGGTTCCCTCTTTGAACTCGTTATAAACCTTACTCATCTTTTTTTCAGCTTTGGTCTTCTTCACTTGACCTCCAGATAACCGTTTTCAAAAAGTAAACCTATCGTCTTGCGGTGAGCTTCTTCCCACATCTCTACACGTTCCGCTTTAGATAGATTCTTACCCTGATCTAGCTCAGAATGGCAGAAAAAACAAAGGCTAGCAATTCGATAATCACTAGCCTTTATACTCTTTCCCTTGCCATCCCGCAACTGATTCGAGTGGGCTGCTACTACTGTCCCGTCCTCCCTTCCGCAATGGGAACACGGTAGCTTTCGGACGGTCTCTAGGAGCCTTTTGTTTCGGTAGTTCAATCTGTCTTTTTCTCCACATTTAGCATCGCCTTCTGGATTTCTTTGGCAAATTTCCTGATCTCAGGTTCGTGGTAATACTCAAGATTCCCAAAGCAACGCTCCATCAAAGCGTCTATCTCACGCTTCTTCAGCTTCCTAAGCTTAACAGGCAGATTCTCGAATAAAGGCTCTTGCATATAGCCTCACGATAGCTACCCTCATTCTACCCTTTTTGATTAAATCTCTGGCTCGGATAATTAACGAAACTCTCGCCCTCGTTGCACTCCTCGCAGCAGGTAACGATCTCGCCGGATAAGTCCCTAGCCCTTGGAACTTCATCCCAGTCTACTACCCAGCCGCAATACTCACATTGTGCCAAATTGCTATCGTCTGGTATTGTGTATTCCATGTCTATCCCCTATTGAGTTACCCGATCCATCGTCCGATTACTGGCCTCCTGACTGCGCCATACGTCGATCCGAGCCTGTGCCGCTATCAACTGCCATCTAAGTTCTTCAGCAGCCTCTACAGCCGCCTGAAGCCCCTTTAATAAGGCTTGGTACTCTGGGTGAGCGTAGGCCTGATTCTCCCTGTCAGCTACCGTATTACCGATGGCCTGTGAGAATAAGATTGCCTTCTTGCTCTTGCGAAACTCCTCAAGGTACGTTACCTCAGCCTTAGCCTTAGCGTAAGCCGTAGAGTTTCGGTAGATAAAGTCGATTGCCTCGTGAGGATTAACTTGCATATTCAGTCGCGCTGATAGCTATACGTAGTGCATCTATCAAATCTTCAGCACCTTGTGACGTTAGGCATAAATTAGCACTACCGTTTTTGATTATGATGTCAACCCAGACATCCTCGCCAATTGTTCCAACGTAAATGCTTTGGAACTGCTCTACACCTTCAATTTTGATTGATTCCATGTTGCTCCCCTTGAAAAACCGGGGTTTCCCCCGGATTGTTGATTAAAACGAATAAACATCTTCTGTTTGTTTAAGTCTTTTCGTTCCCAAAATTCCATGCTCACGATCAACAGCTTGCCAAGAAATGTTGCTAATTTTCATTTTTCTCCAGCCTTTGCGGAAACTTGGGTGACATAACTTTTGCTCCAACCAGTTAAAAGTTGCGCCTGTTTCTAGCAATTCGATCAATTTAGCTTTGTTCATCTTGTTCCCCAGGAAAATGCCAGGAACCCCCGGCTGGTTAATGTTTACTGCGCCGAAATCATTTTTGGATCGTAGTAACCGACTGTGCCACGAACCTCGTTAAAGCACTTAACTCTCTTGCTTGTCAGGGCTAGAACTTCACCAGCTACTTTTGTGTCCACACCGAAACTGCTCATCTTGATCCAAACTTTATCGCCTACTTTGATGTCCATTTCGTTCCCCTGTGTTGCGTTGTCGATGGACGTATCTTCTCAAAACTGTTTCGGAGCGTCAACACATTTATTTCTATCGGTAAACACTATTGCTATAGGTAAATCCTATTCCCGGCAAACCTCTTTAACCGCCTTTATTGCATCGATTACGTTAGTAACCACCGCTACCTGACCTTTCCAGGAGTGATGCCATAACACCTGATCCGGGGTCAGCTTGGCTTTATCGTCCTTCTTTATCTCTAGCAGGACGTTCTTGCCCCGGTATCCCACCAGAATGTCAGGACATCCCTTGCCTACGCTATGCAGATGCTCGACTTCCATCCCCAAGCGTCTTAGCTCTTTAACAATCTGAACTTGATTTGAGTCAACCCGTTTATAGACCACGCCAATCCCCCCATTTGCCACGGTTTCCACGTTCCCACTGGGTTCGGCAATCCTTCTCTAGCTGGTCTCTCCTGTCACCCTTGACCCTAGCCAGATACTCCATTGCCTTACCCCTATCCTCTACTCTCCAAGCTAGCACCTGTCTTACCTCGCACCTGTGCCTATGCTCCTCCACTTAGGATTCTCCATGCTGTTGCTGCCACTCTTGGAATTTGTCCATTTCCAATGGAACTAATCCTGTCCACATAGTCGGCCAGCCCATAATCTTTTCTAGAAATAGGGGATGCGAATAACTCGGTTCGCTTTCGCAAGTCCTCAATGCTTCGGCAGTCTTTGCCCCACGGAAATGGGGAGAATTTATAAACCTTTTTTTGGAAGTTCCCGCAAATTCGTTTTTCCCTGGTGTTGGTAGCGACAATCCAAATTCTGTCTCGTCTATGAACTGCCCCACAATCTCTGCCTCCCAACACTCCCCATCTCGCATCAAACCCCATTGAGGCCAGGTCTCCGAGAACTCGTCCAAGCCCCCTAGAAGTGAGCATTGGTGAGTTTTCCACGAACGCGAATCTTGGTCGTACTTCGTGAATGATCCTCGCCATTTCTCGCCACATCCCGGATCGTTCTCCGTCAATTCCTGCGCCTTTTCCTGCTGCGCTGATGTCTTGGCATGGAAACCCACCAGATACGACGTCAACAATTCCTCGCCACGGTTTTCCGTCAAAGGTTTGAACGTCATCCCAAATCGGGAAAGCCGGGAGAAGTCCGTCATTTTGTCTTGCGACAAGTACGCTAGCTGGATAGGGTTCCCATTCGACTGCACAGACGGTTCTCCATCCAAGCAACTTTCCCCCAAGTATTCCTCCACCAGCACCCGCGAAAAGAGCCAACTCATTCACATTACCCCCGAAATGATCCATTATTGTCAAAGTCAATTCTTGCTCCTATCCTCTCCACAAACTGCTGACTTAGACTGTCGTACCAAAGTCCGTACCATTCCTGACCGTCACCGTTCCTCTGTTTCTCGCACATTAGGAAAGTATCCGGCTGAGTCTCGTCTATCAATTCACCCCGGTTCTTCTGGTTTTCTTTTTTCTTGTTTCTCCAAACCAAAAAGACGTTATCCACCTGATCCGAGATACTTCCTGACCCTTTCAGGTCGTTCTTGTTAGGCTGTGTCTCATCCGTCTGCTGCTTGCGGATATGGTGGACTAGATGAATATGGACGTTATGATCCCTAGCCAATGCCGTTAGCTCGTCGATAAACGACTTCTGACCGTTGAAATCGTCCTCGTTCTTGACGCACTTCATCAGGCTGTCGATAACGATGTGCTTAACCCCTAGCTCGATGGCGCAATACCGACTCATAGCAATCACCTTCTCCGGTGAAGTAGTTCCTTGCTGGTCGTAAAGGTACATCTTGTCGGATAGAAACTTATCCATCCGGTCAACCATCTTCGTGATAAATCCTTCCCTGTCGTGAGTCAACGGATCATCCAAGGATTCCCCGGAGAACTGTCTGAGCATCCTCTGTAGCGTTCGTTCAGGCTTCATCTCAAACGATGCTATGCAGACTGATTGACCCTGCTTGACCAGACTTAACGCTATCTGACCCGTGATAAGCGACTTACCACCACCGTTAGAACCTGCGTAGACAGTTACCTCACCCTCACGATAGGCAAAAGAATCATGGGTTCTGACCCAAGGCAT